CTGAAGTCCGCCTGTAAATCATTCGCTCCGACGATTAGGAAGCTGGGAAGCTACCTGACCGCCGGCGAAAATCCGAAGAGACCCCGAGAGGTACCCTTTCGGATCTTGTCGAATGACCATGCAGGGATTCTACATGTCGCTCTCACCCATACTAAGCAGGGGGGTAAGAACCACAGCAGACGCCAGCTGAAAAAGTGGTTGGGCAACGCCCGGTGTTCCAAAGAACAACGGGAAAACGGAGCCGAACCACTTTCACGAAATGCAAGGTTTCTAGAGAATGTGCAAAAGGTTGATAGTCAACGACCGAACTGGGAAGACCAGTACGGAAGAGACACACTTAGGCAAAATTGGAACCATCTTTCTAAGAACTGGAGTCAAATTCAAGTTGCACTTGAACTAGCATATGGAGGAGTACGTGGCGTGCCAATGCACCAAAACGCACACCTCTTATGCACCATATTTTCCACCATCGCTTACTTCTTGCGACAGGGAGTCAGGGGCATAAAAGAGTGGTGCCACGAGCGCCGAGTACTGTCAATGTACGACGACCGGAAGTCCGTTCCGGGTCACATTGCAGAGCACGGTTTTGCGCGCGGCGTTACTATACATAGCCTATTTTTGGCTTCCACGTTATCACGTGGGATGCAAGTCAAAAACACGACTCTTGAGCTAGAGAAAGAGAAGCTTAGTGTATTAGACAGGTTAACCTGCCCGAAGAAACAAATGGATAAGACTGTACGAGACAGATTCACCCAATTTGTAACACGGGTTGCGAAAAAGGTCAACTATGCTGATTCCGTTAAGCAGAGGTCACTATACCCGCCCCCTTCGGTTTCATCTTGCTATGAACAAAGTAGGATGAAAGGGGGAGTGACAACTGCAGATGTTTTGAACACGCTTGATGATGCCTCCGAATTGATTGCTCAAAATCGGTGGTACAATCTAGCATTTGTCTTTATCAAGACACAAGTTTCAAAAATGAGACATTGGAGGCACGAGTTCCTCCATACGGCTATGTCACGGAATGACCCTCGACAATACGACTTCAAACGATATCCGTTCCCAGATGATGACCATTCTATTTCTAGAACAGAGCAATATCCAGACGGGACATACGATGAGGTTGAAATCATCGAAGGCTATCTACAGAAAGCTTCAATTTTACTAGAGCTAGTCATAGGAGCCCGGGCAGCACGACGGAAGTTATTGAAACGGTTAAGAGCCGGAGAGGCAGTTCAGTTATTATTGTTCGACCCACTGAGGTGGGGGCCGAAGATTTTAGTTGAACAACCCGACCGGTCTTTCGTACCAGTTACAACTACTCTCGCCGCGAGGCTCGGGGTCCCGGAGACGCGAAGGACCCAGACATCAAGAGACATATGCGAAAACTCTATCAGACTATTGCACGAAGCAGAAGGACCGTTCAAGTGTAAGATACAAATCATTGAAGAATTCCAAGGAAAACTTCGAAGTGTTACCATACACGAGGCGGCTCTTGTACAATGTGCTAGAATGATTAATAATTTAGTTCTTCCCATCCTTGAGAGGTTGACAACAAGTGCCGACCTTCTCTCCGGGAGAAACATAAAAATTACCCGTGCCGCAAAACAACGGGAAAAGATAATCGCATACTCTGCTGATTTAAGTAAAGCAACGGATGAGATGAATCAGCCGGACACTCAGCACATTCTTGAACATCTTCTTACGCTCGCCGGAGCGCCGAGAAGGATGGTCGAATGTGCGAAGTACCTGACTAATCCACAAGTCATCACACACCTCGGAGACAAGACCTTAGAGGGGGTGCACCTAACGACTGTAGGTGCCCTCATGGGACTCGGACCGGGGTGGACCGTACTAAGTTTACTGAATACATTCGCAGCAGTCTCTGCAGGCATAAAGCCAAATTCCTTCCGCGTTTGCGGTGATGACCTTGTCGCGCTCTGCACTGAACGGGAAGCCGATAGGTATGAGGCCAACCTACGAAAGCTCCGTCTGGTGCCGAATGTCAAGAAGTCCTTCAGGGGAGACCATGCAGTCTTTTGCGAGATGCATTGTCTCCTTGACACCCGCAAGCATAAGGATAATGAAATCCTGTATACGCTCATGGGGTCGAAGGAAGTCCGTATCGCTCAAGCAGCGGGAACCAAACTCCTTTCGGGGGGTTCGAGAACCGCACTTAAAGCGATTGCGCAAACGGACGAACTTTTAGACATGTCACGAGGTGTCCAATCTCGGTATTACAAGAAACCACACCGACTTATCTCAAGTCTGATGCGGCGAACTGCAATGGCGATTGGTATCGGGACGGGCGGCGCGCTCAAAATGGGCGGCGGCGGAAGGGGGAAAATTAACCGAACAACCTTCAATATGTACGTGAAACACGGCGTGTTCTCCACGACACAGAAAAGAAGGACATCCAGCGTCAAAAGTCTCGTAGATGAGGCTACGTCGTTCACATCCACTACCGAAGGCGTGGACCGGAAGAAGCTGATAGTTGAATTAACAACAGGTCAGAGTCAACTGGACCAATGCCAGGGGCAGTGGCGACGGAGCGAAACCAAAAAGACGCAGACGATAAGGAAGCTCTGGAAAGCTCGATATAACAGTTGCTCACGGATAAACCCGTTCTTACTAACTAAAGATAAGTTGGAAAGAGGGGTTCAAGGTGGCAGCATCAGACCTGAACACGCAAAACGTGTAAAAGGAAAGGTGTATTCTTACCTCCGAAGAGGGAATTATGCACGTGCTATCAAAACATTTCAGAAAATCCCGTCATTAGTTTCCACAGAGAATGCTATAGCTATTCTTAAAAGGGTTCCAATGTCGATTGGTGTCATCAGTCCAGATGCAACAATTCGTCAAGAAACCTTGCGTGGGCAGAGGTTGGAATGAT